GGTCGCTGGGGCAGCCGACGTTGAGGTTCACCTCGTCGTAGCCGGCGTCCTGGGCCATGCGGGCGCAGGCGGCCAGGTCAGCGGGGACGCTACCGCCCAACTGCAAGGCGAGTGGATGCTCGGCCTCGTTGTGGCGCAGGAAGCGTTCATGGTCGCCGTGGAGGATTGCGCCGGTGGTGACCATCTCGGTGTAGAGGAGGGCGTTTTTGGACAGTAGGCGCAGGAAGAAGCGGCAGTGCCTATCAGTCCAATCCATCATGGGTGCAACGCTAAAGCGCCGAGACAGTGTGGGGCTTGATTCTGCTGGGCTAAAGCTCTGTTTATCTAGCATTTTACTCAACGTGTTCTTGGCTAGTTTTAGGGCGTTTTCAGGCGTTTTTGAAGGCTCGGTGGTACGATGTACCACCTCAAAACTGACGCGTACCACTTTCGATATGGCGACTATCAGGGCAAGAAAACTGGCGGATGGGACTGTGAGCTATACGGCTCAAATCCGCATCAAACGCGACGGAGTGCAAGTCTACCAAGAGAGCCAGACCTTCGCCCGGAAACAGGCCGCCCAGGCGTGGACGCGCAAGCGCGAATCGGAGCTGGACCAGCCTGGTGCGATCGAGCGGGCCAGTCGTAAGGGCGTCACCGTCAAAGACATGATCGACCAGTACCTATTGGAAGTGGGAAAGGCCCGGCCGCTGGGCAAAACCAAGAAGGCCACGCTCGAAGCCATCGGCAAGATGGACATCGGCCAACTAAACGATATCGACGTCACCACTCAATGCCTGGTCGACTTTGCCCTGTTTCGGATGAGCCGCGAGGGCGGCGGCGTCCAGCCGCAAACTGCCGGCAACGACCTGGCTCACCTCGGTGCTGTCCTGGCGATCGCCAAGGATGCCTGGGGCTACCAGGTCGATCCGCTCGCCATGGGCGGCGCCCGCCGGGTGCTGCGCAAGCTGGGCTACAACCTAAAAAGCCGGGAGCGTGACCGCCGGCCGACATTGGACGAGTTGGGTAGGGTGCTGACGCACTACCAGGCCATGCAGGCGCGTCGCCCAACCGTCATCAATATGCTCAAGGTCGTGGGCTTTGCCTTGTTCTCCACACGCAGGCTGGATGAAATAACCCGCATTCGCTGGGCCGACGTCGACGAGCCTGGCCAGCGGGTGCTGGTGCGCGATATGAAGAACCCGGGGCAGAAGATCGGCAACGATGTGTGGTGCTACCTTCCAGACGAGGCGTGGCAGATCCTCCAGACCATGCCGAAGGCGGGCGATGACATCTTCCCCTACAGCCCTGAATCCATCTCCACGTCCTGGGCCAAAGCCTGCAAATTCCTGGAAATAGCGGACCTGCACTTCCACGACCTTCGGCATGAAGGCGTCAGCCGCCTGTTTGAAATGGACTGGGACATCCCTCGCGTGGCGAGCGTGTCTGGCCATCGGGACTGGAATTCGATGCGGCGCTACACCCATCTGCGTGGCAAGGGTGACCGCTATGTGGGCTGGGAATGGCACGAAAAGATACTGAGGGCGCCCGTCCAACTGGGCGCCGCATCAGAGAAGTGGCTTAAACGGCGTGTTTTATCCCATTGAGCTGGTTCTGTTCCTTCACAGCGGCGGCGCGCTGCAAGTCGAGGTAGGCAGCGAGGTCGGTGAGGTGGATGCCTTTGGCCGACTTCTGGCTCGGTTCCAAGCGGGTTATAGGCAGCTTGATCTGACCGCTCATCACCTTGCGCTGGAACATCTCTGGCGTCAGGTGCGTGAAGTAGTCCCGGCACACTAGCTCCAGCGGGATAATCGCCTGGCCATCGTATTGGGCCATGAGAATGAAGGCTGTGTTCATGGTGGTCCCCTTACATCCGAAACGATTGATGGATGAATGCCGGCGGCGCTTTGTGATCTGCGGGTTTCGCGTCACTACCCTGGGTCTCGCAAACGAACCGATGTCGCTTTCGGTTGGGCGCAGTCAGGGCCTCGGTAAGGCCTGGCACTACGGCGGCGCATTGCTCGTAGGCGAGAGGGCCATTCCAGCTGTCAGCCTTCACCACCTGGCAATTCGTTCGGGTTGCATCTGCGCATAGGTAAAGCAGAAGAAATACCGTCATACGCTAACCTCCCATGAGCATGCGCGTCAGTGCATTGGGCTGACCGTCCGGCGCCAGCTTTTCGAGTGGTTGGCTGATGGTGCGACCCTTCGCGGTGCGCAAGGTGGCAACGCCGCCATCGATCGATTCAATCACGCCGGTACGAGCACTGAGACGGTATTCCCGACCACCGCCGCTCATTTCGACGTAGCTGACGGTGTCGCCGACAGCCAACGGGGTTGTGGTAGCCTCACCGGTGCCGCCTTTGGGTTGATTCACTTGCATGGTGCTTCTCCTTTGGGTGGTCGGTGTCGAGGGGTTGCAGCCCCTCGGCACCACCTTCTTACTGGCTTTCGCCGGTTGGGTTTTGCTTCCGCACCAGGTGCAGCAGCAGGTTTTCAAACTCTACAAATTCATCCGTTTCCGACTGCCACTCCAGGACTGCCTGGATCTGCTCCCGGCTGCACTCCAGCACGAGGAACTCTCTTTCAGTTGCCGCACGAACCTCCAAGATCGCGACCAGCCCGGCTGGGTCGTAGGCTTCGGCGTGAACAATTTTCCCGGACTCGTTAAACCAGGCGTTCAGCTCTTTCAGGTGCCGAAGGCGGTTGGTCTCGCCCTGTGGGCCGTCACCGGTGATGACTTGTACGTGCATGGTGCTTCTCCTTTGGGTGGCAGGCGTTGCAGCGTCTGCGGATGGTTCGTCAGGCCTGGAAGTGCCAGCACTTCACGATGGGTTGTTTGGTGATGACCGCGTTGCTGGTCTTTGCCTGGTGGGCACGGACCGCGCTATCCGTCGCTTTGTTGGTGTCGAGTAACTTCCGCGAGCGTGAATCTTTTAGGCGCTCGCGCAGCTCGCTGACGTCGGCAATCTTCTGGCGATGCTCGGCCGCGCACTTCACAAAGTCGTTGAGGTTGATGGCGATGATGTTGTCTTTCTTGCTGTGGTTAACCACCGGGCCATCGGCGTCGAGGCCTTCCAGGTATTCGTATACCTCCCAGAATTCAGCCACTACCGGATGGTCGGAGCTGATCGAGGACTGGCGCTCGATCGCCATGCGAATGATCTGCGTGCGGGTATGGCTGATTTGAGGCTCTGTGAGTGGTACCACCATGCGCAGGCAATCGAGTAGGGCGAGCATCTGGGCATGGTTTTTGTTGATCCGTTCTACTCGGATATACCCGCGCAGCTTGTTGCCGCAGTGCTGACAATCGGTCTGTTCGTCATGAAACGGGGTCTCACAGGCGAAGCAGTGTGAATGCAGGTTGCGCAACTTCGCCTCGTAGCCAGGTACGCGCTGGGCGAACAGCTCCAGCACTTCCAGCTCTTTGCGCACGGCCTGCAGCACAAAGTTGCTGAGCGTTGAGCCCTCCAGCGCGTTGAGGCGATCTGCCGCCGCACGGCTCTCAGGCGTCACGTTCGGACGCACAAAGTGCAGTTTCACAATCCGAGTCATAATCGCTTCAGACGCCACTACAGGGGCGTTCTGGCTGATGGCAATCGTGCCGCGAAAAGGGGGCTCGTAGGTTTCGTTGCCGGCGGTTTTAACGCCCTTGGTCGCGAGCGTTCGCCCCCGTAGTAGTCCTTGAGTTCGTCCCATTCGAAGGTCTTGGCGTGTGCCTTGTCGTCGCCGCTGCGATCCGATTCCAGAAGCACAATGGGCATACCGGACACCTGACCCATGAGCCGGCTGCGGCCAGCTTTCGTAGATTTGGATGGGTCGAAGCCTTCGTAACCTTCCCGGCCCGCCAGTTTCCAGAGCAAGGTGAGCAGGGTGGTCTTGCCGGCGCCGGCTTCGCCTGTGGCTTCAAGGAAAGGAAACGATTGGTACCGCCCGCGGATCTGTTCGGCGAACAGCGAGCCAAACCAGAAGGTCAGCGCAACGATGCCTTGGGCGCCGAAACACTGCCACAGCAGGCCCAACCACTGCTGGTCGTATGTTTTGCCGTCCTTCTCCAGATCGATCTTCACACCTTTTTGCAGAGTTTTGAGCTTGAGCTTGCCCATCTCAAAAAAACTCCTCCTCGTTGATGTGGATGACCTGGCCTTCGCGGACCGCTACGTCGTTGAACACGTAGCAGTGGTATTCCTTGCTGTACCCCACGTAGTCGATGGTCTGTAC